ATCTTTCTAAATAATTTTTAGTATACCAATATCCTGGTTTAGATTCAGATATAAATTTGAATCCAATATTAATATATAAATTCTGATTAGGATTACTCCATCTAAGATCAGCAAATGAAAATATATGTTCTGGTTTATAATTTTTGATAAAATATTTTAATAGTTTAGAAGCACCACCAACAACATTAGTATTTAATTTATTACAAAATCTAATTAATTCATATGAATTTTTATTGTAGTTTTTGTTTTTATTTCCCATAGCTATTCGAGGAGAACCAAAAGTCATTACAGATATTAATTCTTCATTATAATATAAACCTAAATAAATTTGACTTTTATCGTTTCCTTGTATATGATTATTATTTAAAAATATTTTTTTAGTTTTAGAGTTTATTTGTTTTATATTACATTTTCTACCATAAATTTTATTAGGAGTTTTTTGAAATATATTTAATAACCTAGATTTTACTATTTCTGTTTTATTCAACCATTCATCAGAGAATATATGAATCAAATGAATTCCAATATCTTGACACATTTTAGTTTTATTTATATGATATTCTTTATGTTTTCCCATTTTTTCAGAATGCCAATATAATCCATTATATTCTATAGCTAAATTAAGTTCTTCAATGTAAATATCTATTTCATAAGGTTTTATTAGATTTCGTATATTAAATTTAGCATTTGGAAAGTATTGTAATATGAAATTTCTAAGATTTATTTCTTCTTGTGAAACTTCTAAATGAGATGGAGGATTACAACATTGGCAATTAGGAATTTTAAATTTTTGTTTCCATTCATTTAAACATTTTAAACATTTAAATTTAAAATAATTAGAAGGTTTACTAGAAGTATATATTTCTTCAGGATTAGTTAAAGTTATATTATAATCTGATTCTATTTTTTGTATGTATGTTATTTTATCTTTTTGTCTACTTTTTTCTAATACTTCAGGAGAATGCATTTTTTGATATCCTAATTCATCTATTTCTTTTTGAGCTCGTTTAGTACTAGCTTGTTTAATTAAATCTTTAGTATACTCATTATGAGTATTAAATCCAGGAACTATCCAATCCCAATGACCTTTAATATATTTTCTAAAATAACCTTCTATTGAATTACCTTTATTATTTATAACATTATTAGCTAATAAAAATTGAGTTGGTTGTCCGCAACCACAAGCACAAATAGGATGAATTCCATTAAATTCAAATTTTACAATATAATCTTCTTGAGATATTTCTGGATGATGTTTAGTTAAATGATACATTAGTTGTCTATTATGCATCATAGATTTGTTACAAATTTTACATTTATATTGAGAATTATTTTTTAAATTATTTTGATTAATTTTTTTAGGAATAAATTCCCCATATTTTTTTACATAATCTTGTGTTTTTATTTTATGTTCCCATCTAAGATGCATAGCCATTGAACGGGGTGTTTGATTAGTATTACATATTTGGCAGATTATGTTAGTCATATGATAATGATTGATTATTATTATTCTCATATAAATATACGAAAAAAGAATAGGATGAACAATTAAGTTCATCCTATCTTTTATTTTATGTTAACTAATATTAGATAGTATCTAAACCAGAAACATAAACTTTTCCGAAGTAATCCGGACGAATCATTTTCTTAGCGTAACGAGTCATCAAACCTTTACGTGGAGTGAAGGTATTTGGATCGTATAACAAAGGAGTCATGATAAGAGGTACATATGGAGCAAATACAGCACCACACTCAAGGAATTGAGCACCTTTATAACCCATTAATATAATGTTTTCAGTCATATAAGGATTTTTGTACACTTTATAACGGCTGTTTAATGAACCAACTTTCTGAATACCGAAATTGAATTCAAATTTTTCACCATCACCATCAGAAGCAAATCCAGGGATTGATTCTAAGATAGTAGCAACAGTTGGAGATGTAACTAAGAAGTTAGCACCACCACGTAAGCTTAACTGGTGAATTTTGTTTGAAACTTTCTGTAATTTGGTACCCAAAGTTTGGAACCAACCACCTTGGCTATTGTAGAAACCAGAAGTTGAAGCAACGAAACCAGAAGCAGCAGAGCTATATACCTGGTTGTTGTTTGCGTTCCAGTAATCAACAGTATAAGCATTTTGGATCAACATATCTAAGATTTCGAGGTCAATTTCCATTGAAATATACTGAGATAAAATACCAGTTAACTCAGCTTCAGCGTCTACACTATGGTAAGCGTTTAAGTCTTGAGCAAACTCGGGAGTCCATTGTGCCTTTAATTTACGAGTTTTCGCAACAATAGCTTCAGATTTTAACTGAATGTTAATTTCTGGGATCGAGATTGGAGAGTTTGGAACTGGAGTGTTACCACCTGCGTTCTGAACGCCACCAAAAGTGTCTTCGAAATCACCACGATCTTGTGGAGAAGGCTGTAAGGTATAGTTCAAAATAGCTGAACCAGAACCAACAGCAACTACTGGAGTATCAGGAGTGATAAATACTAAGGTATTACCACTAATTTTGGTAAACTGTTGAGCGATACCTTGAGGATTAATACCTGAACCAGAAGCTACGAATGAACGAATAGCGTTGGTATCCCAAGATGCAGTAATAGCATTGTAACCAGAACCAGATACAATTACTTTAGTTAAACTAGAAGTAGTGTAAGTAGTATCAAAGTTAACATCAGAAAGAGAAACTGAACTAGTAGAGAAAGTTACAGCAGCAGTTAAGTTATTGATTGAATAACCAAAACGACCAGCTTCGTATAATGAACTAGTATTAGCAAAATCAGTTACGTTAGTACTAGGATTAGCACTGTAAAGTGAATCACCTACTTTGAATGGGTTAACGTTAGTACCATATTTGAAATCTAGATAAAATACTAGACCTGAAGGTAAGTTCATTGGCTGAACAGAAACGAATTCTTTAGCAGCAATTTCACCAAATACTCTACGAACCAATGGAAGTGCTACACCAGCCCAGTTTTCAGAGCTATAACCACCACCAGATTGAGACGAAGTACCACCAGTGATACTAGATTCAGTAATTAATTGTTTAGCTTGATTTTCAAGCAAGGTAGCCATGATATTTTTATCATTTTCACCTTTAATGCCTTCTAAGAGGCCCGATTTCACCCACTTAGAGGCTAATTTCTTTGCGTCATCGGCAACCACCTTATATTGGTTAGACGACTCTAAAAGTTGTTGTACGTTCATTTTAATTTACGTTTTGTTTTTTGATTAATTATTTAATAATGTTTGCAAGTTTTTGCATCCTGGTAATAACATCATCAGATTCTACAATAGCTTTTTTAGGAGCTACACCACTTGCTTTTGAAGCAAATCCCATAGATTCTTTTAAAGAATTTTTAGGAGCATTGGTTTTTAAAGTAGTATTTAACGACTCAAATACCATTTTAGCTTCTTTAGCAGTAGTTGCTTTATCAAATGAAGCAATTACTCTTAATTTTTGTGATTCTGTTAAATTTTTAGCTTTGAAAATTTTATTTACATAAAGCAATTTAGCATTTAACAAATTCTGTTCGTTCAATTCTTTACGAAGAGTGTTGATGGTTTTAATAGCTTCGTTTAGTTCTTCTGAAGATTTAGGATCGCCTTTGTATTTACCTGCCGATTTATATCCATATTTACTAGAACTTTCAGGACCTTCAGTTTCACCCCACTCATCATTTTCCATTTCATCAAGTTCAGCAAGCAATTCTTCTAAATCTACTTCATCCTGATCTTCTTCACCACCATGTTCTGGTTCGTGTTCTTCATCAGAAGGAGTTTCATTTTCTTCATGCTCCGTTTCTCCATGGATAATGTCAGAAATAAGATCTTTTAATTCGCTAACAGTTAAGCTAGAAATTTTAGCGTCGTCTTCATCTTCTTCTTCATCTAATGGATAAGTTTCTTTAGAAGCTTTTTTAGCTTTTTTACTGCTGTGTTTTTCTTCTTCTTTTTCTTCTCCTTCAATATCTTCTTCTTCAGATTTTTTCTTTTTCTTTTTCTTAGCTTCTTCTAATTCGTCTTCTTCTTCACCATCTAATTCAGCAAGAATTTCAGATAAATCAAAATCTTCTTCCATTTCATCTTCTTCTTCTTCATCATAGCTTTCATACATTTCTTCTTCATCCATGTAATTATCTACGTTTTCTTCGAGTTCATCTTCTTCTTCCATTTCATCTTCTTCCATTTCTTGCAATTTGGCAGAGATCATAGATTGAAGTTTTGGTGCAAATGCTTCTTCAAGAGCAGCTTTTGCGTTTACCAATGCTGCTTCACGAACGGCTTTAGCGTCAGCAATGGCTTCTTTAAATAAATCTTTGTTTGTCATAAAATTTTTCCTTAAATTTGTTTTTGGAAATAAGCTTATTAATGAAGCTTAATAGTAGTTTTTAATTGCCGAGAAGCATAAGAAATGAGCATCTCATTGTGGCGGATACTCATAAATATATGAGGAGGTAGGAAAACGCAAAGAAAAAGAAAAACTATTTAGAATTCTGTATTTTATTGGCTATTGAAGATAAAGTTTTTACTATTAATTCTTTATTTGATATTTCTGGATTTTGTTGTTTAAGTTTTTTATATAAAGATACTGCTTCTTTTATAGCAATAGCTAATGTAATAGTGCCACCAACAGCCATTCCTATAGCTCCTTATGTAGTAGAATCTAATTCTTCTAAATAATTAGCACTTGATTGTCTGTTTTGTCCTGAATTAATTTTATCGCCATTAACTTCTTTTAATTGGGATAAACCTGCTAGTTTTTGAAAGCGTTTTGCTTCTTGTATTTGGTTTTTCATTTTGTTTTATATTTTAATATAAATATCACAGATAGATGTTTTCTAAAATTCGTTGTTTAATTTTATTTTTTATAATAATATTAATAGGAGTTGAAGAATGTCTAAGAGGAAAATGCCTAAATTGTATAGATTCATTTAAAGTTTCACCTAATATTTCCATTCTTAATTGTATATGATTTTGAGATTTATAATCTATAACATCTTTATTAACTATCCAATATCTAAAATTTTCAGGATCAGTTATATATTCATATTGATCACCTAATATTAATAATAATTTTTTACTATATCTAGATTTATCATTATATATAGTATCATGACCAGAACTTAATGAAGTAAATAAAATTATTTTTATGTTAGGTTTAGTTTGAAGAAAATTTTTAGTTATACTAAAACTAGAACCAACAACTCTAAGAAAATTTTTAGCATTACGTTCATTTTCAGGAGTTGATTCATCCCAATTCCAACTCCGTTCATAATAATCTTTTATTAAATTTTTATCAATCTTATTAGGTAATTTTGATAAGTCACTACCAAAACGTCTTACAAAAGTAAATATAACTTTAATATTATCTTCGTAAGCTATATATTTATTTTCATTTATTTTTTCAATATATTTTAAAGGCATATCATAATATTCTTGCATTTCATCAAGAATTTGTTTTTGATATGCTTTATAAAACTTTCTAATTTGTTGGTGATTCATAAAGAAGAAATAATTTTATAAATTCCTATTATATTTTATATTTTTAACATAAAGGACAAGCACCCGTGGTAGTACAAATTATTTCGGTTAATAATGAATTTATTTTACTATAATCATTAAATGGTTTGTATTTTTTACCTTCAGATAATGTCATATAAGCATTTGGTGTTGAAGGAACACTTACAAGATCCCAACAAAGTAAGTCAAAATCATCTTGTACTTCAACAGTTTCACCCATTTGTTTAACTGAACCCATACCACGAGATGATATACCTAAAGGAATACCTGCTGATATAATTTCTTGAGCAATTTTGCCTGATGGAGTATTTAATAATTCTAATTCACCCATTAAATTATCACCTTCCCACCATATTTTTTTAATATTATGAGATACATTATTTAAATTTACAACAGATGAATCTGGATGATCTAATTCACCCATAGCTGTATTTGATTTTATAGGGCCTTCTAGATATTTTTGAGCTTCACGTTGTAATACTTCTTTAGGATATACACGACCATTACCATTTTTAACTTCAGCTTCTTGTAGTTTGCCTTTAATACGCATTCTACCATTAGAAGACATTTTAGACTCACAAATGGTTAGTTTAGCAACGTTAAACGGTGTATGATCAATAAGTAATTTTTTCATATAATGTATTAGTTATTATAAGGTCCAGCAGAACCATAATCTTTTTCATCTTGATAACTCATATTATCGCCACTAAAACTATTACCTATTTCCATTATTACTTCGTCGATTAATTCTGATAAACGTTGGTGACTAATTTTTGCCTCTTTCATTACTACTTTTTTGGTTTTTTCACCAGTAGCGTCCATTTTTTTAACACCACGAGTAGATTTAGCTACTAAAGATTGTGTATTAGTTTTTTCACCTTTAACTGTTTCTTTTTTAGCTTTATTAGTATCGGCTTTAGCATCTTCAAATCCTTTAATAGGTTTCATTCCGCGTGCTTTATTAATCCAATTATCTTTTTCAACAAATTTCATTTGATGATCTTCAGGTTTTGAAGAATCCATTGTTTCAGGAACATAACCTCTAATACCAGTTAATTTAAATAACGTATAATAATTAGGATGTTTTTGTAAGTTTTTTATTACAATTTTTTGTATATCAGCNTATGATTTATCTGGCTCACAGATATGCTCAATATTNATACCTGTTTTTACTTCTTGCCAATTAGCTTTTTGATCTTCTGTAAAATATTTATATTGTTCTTCACCACTANTACCTTTAATTTCTTTAGATACTTTTTCAGTAAATTTACCACTATTATCTTGTGATTTTTTATCAGCTAAAGCTTCACGTAATGATTCAGAAGTAGAAATAGCACCTAAACCTACAGCTTTTGCTACATCATCTTCGCTTATACCTAATTTATTAGCTACATCTGCAAATGATGCATTAGGATCATTATCTTTTAAATCATTATATTCATCAACAATTTGTTCAGCAGTATAATCTTCATATAAACCAATAACAGGACCAGCAGATCTTTCATAAGTAACAGCAGTATTACTAGGTGTACCTTCAAAAGGACTGCTTTCAGTTAATATTCTTTTATTTTTAAGAATTTTAATTGAATCTTCAAAAGATGTAACATTAGTAACATATTGAGGAAAAGTCATACGCAAACTTTTCATAAAGTTTGGTTTAGATATTCTGCCTTCTTTTAGATCAATGTATTGGTTTTGTATTGGTTTCATATGTATAAATATTATTTCCCTTGTCCTCTATAGTTAGATTCTCGGCGATCGTGTTTATTTTTATGTTTTTTTGCTTTACCTTTTTTCTTTGTATTTAAGGTTATTTTTGTTGAGTTTGAAACTGCCATTTTATTTTAAATTTTGAATTTTAGTATTTAATGATTCTACCATTTCAGCAATAGTAGAAACTGTTTGTGCTGTGCGGTTCCAATAACCTACACCACCTTCACTTTCACTTAATTCTTGTTTCATACGACCTGTATATTCAACAATACGTTCAATTTCATTAAGTTTACGTTTTACTTCACGCATTGCTTTATGTAATTGTTCTTGTTTACTTCTGAGTTTAACTTCGTTTTTGAATTGTCCGTATGATACTTCGTTTAGTAATTCTTTTTTAACTAGTTTTTCAATAGTTTCGTATAAAGAAGTATTTACATCATTATGAATAGAAGAAATTGTTGGATTTTTAATATAAAAATTACTATTATCTTTAATAATTTTTAAAGAAATAGGAAAAAAACCATTAGTACTTTGTTTAGTTCCTTGAGAATATTTTTTAATTAATACTCTAACCTGTTGAGGAACTTTTTCTCTTATGTATGAAGCTAATAAAGATTCTTTTTTGTATTTTTCAAATGAAGTTCTTCCTCTTTCAATACTTTCTAATGCTACTTTAACTAAAGGACTAATAAATAATATTGATTCTCCTTTATTATTAGTTCCTATTTTAAAAAAAACTTCAGGTTCTAAAGCAGCACTTAATTTAATAGGTTTAAGTAAAAATGAAGGAAATTCAAATTCTGTGGGTATGAATCTTCTTGATTTTTTAATAGGTTCTTCTTTTATATTTTTCATTTCATTAGTTTTATAATAATTATCTCCTGTAAGTTTTCTATCAGATGGACTTGGTAAATCCGAAGGTGATTTAGCTCCCCATGGAGAGGCTTTATCATAATCACTTTCGTTATATATTTTTCTTTTTGATTTTTTACCCCAAAGTGATTTATAATCTTTTACTTTAGAGTCACTAGGCATACTTGTTTTAACTTTTTTAAAACCTAATCGTTCAGCTTCTTTAGTAGCATTATTATCACCTTTACCTTTATGAACCCAATATGGAGTTTGTATTTCACCAGCACCTACACCTAAAGCACCAGTACCAGACATTTCGTCTAGTTCTTTAGTGATTATTCGTCTAAGATATTCTTTTAATTTACTCTCATCCATTATTTTATAGATTTAAGTTCTTTAATAAGTTGATGATATTGTAAAAGTGAAATTATGTTTTCATCTTTTACGTTTTGATTTTTATCTAATGGTTGAAGAAAATTAATTACTTCTTTTAATTTAATCTGAGTGGTTTTATCTTCTATTGATGGTAATGCTATTGTTAATGTTTTCTTAACAAAATCATATTGATCATTGATAAATTCTCTTAATTTAACTGTATTAGATATATTGTTTATATATTCTTTTAATATTGTTTTTTGAGTAGGTAATAATACAGTATATTTTTCGTTGAATTTTTCTAACAATATTTTGTAAGTTAATATACGAGTACCTGAATCCATTTTACTGTATTCTTCTAATACACGATTTTTAACTTCTTCAACATCAACTTCTTTACGAGTTATATGTTCAAGTAATGTTACTCTATTATCTATAATTTGAGATGGTTCAATAAATTCAGATGAATTTTGAGCCTCAATTAAATTATATGCAGCAGCATATTGCAAATAATTATTAATTTTAGCTTTAAAGAAATCATCAATATTATAATATTCACGAATTTCTTTAATAAGATTATATTTTTCCTTACGTAATGTAGATTTATTTAATCTAGAAGATAAAGAAACAGTAGTATTAATTAATGATTCAGCTTTATTTTCATTTAGAGCTTTAGAATTAATTAATGCCTGGTATATTTTATGTTCTTTTACTAATTCAGTTTTGTTAAAATATTTTTTAACAATATTGATAGCCGCTGAATCTTTGCCAGATACTGTGTCGGAAGCAATTTGTCTAACAAGTAGTTCGAATATTATACCGGTATTTTTATACTTCGAATTCTTAATTTTATTCATGAATATATGTTTATATTTCTATAAAACTGTTTGTTCTTAATAGAATATACTATCTATAAATATGTGATTATTATATGCCCTTAATATTTTTCTCATCAAGTAACGAAGATTCCTGTTCAAATACAAGTTTTTTACGGAAATCTTTAGGTATACTATTTATAACATTTTTATATTTTTGAACTTCAGCTAAAGCTAATGGTGAACCACCTTTTGGTGTACCTTCATCTTCAGTTGGAATATTAGCAGTATATAGAGTATTATTATCTCTTTTACCTGTTCTATCCTTACCTAATGGATCTTTTTGAGTACCTAAAATAGATGTTTTTTCTTTAGGACGACCAACATCACGTTTTTCATCATATCCTGGAGGTATAGATCCGTTTTGACCCATTCTACCAGCACCATATAATGAGGCTAAATCGTGTGGTGTACCATATGATTTACCTGTTTTAGCTGGGTCGTTACCTTCATTTTCAATTTGTGCTAAACGGAATGTACGTTTTTTATCTTCAATAACTAAGTCACGATATTCATCATATTCATCTTCACTAAACTGGAATATATTATCATATATCCAATCAGATGGCATTAAATTTAAATCTTGAATATTTTTGGCTAAGTCTACTTTTTCTTTCCATAATGCTACTTTTTCTTGTTCAAATATGATTGATGGAGTAGTTAAAGATAAATCAAAATTAGTTAATGAAGCACCATCATAACCCTGAACATATAAATGCACTAAGGCTATTTTATATAATTCTGAAAGTATAATACGTTGTAAACGTTCAACTGTACGAGCAAAACGAATATCTTCCGCTGCTAATGTAGCTTTACCTTGTAGATCTTTTTCAAATCCAAAAAACGCTTTTGGTACTTTAAGTGCAGCTAACATTTCATCACGTAAGAAATTTACGTCATCAATTGCATTATATTCTAGACCTTTTAATGTATCGATTTTAGTTGCGGAACGTTCACCACGAGTTGGAAGATAAAAATCTTCCATAACATTCATAGCATTATATCTTAAGTTATATTCACCAGTTTGCTGATCGATATAAGGTGTTTTTTTAGTTTTCTGCATTAATTTCTGCATGTAAGCATCTACCTCATGAGGTGGAATATTACCTACATCAACAGTAAATACACGTTTTTCAGGTGCACGAGTGATACGATGTAATAACATCGCGTCTTTCATTAATACATATTGTTTATATGTTTTACGAGCTGGTTCAATATAAGATCTACCATATGGGAGATAATTAGCGTCTGTTAATAATCTAAAGTGAGCAATTTCGTAATTTTCAAATTTAATTTTACCATCTCTATCTTTAACACGAGATGATACACCACCAGCAGCAATAACCATTGGATCTATTCTGAAACATACTGATGAAGGATTAGCTGGATCTTGTCCTTCTTCGCGTACCATATCATATACTGATAATGGTGTTACATTATATATGCCAAATTTTTCTGCAATCTCTAAGTGTAAATAAAAATCACCATATTTACACATCATACGAGTCCATAACCAAAGATTAAACTCAATATTTAAAACATCATAAAATAAATTATATAATATTCTTTGAATATTTTCGTCTGCACTTCTAATATGTAATACTTCTCCTACTTCGTTTTTTAAAGTTGCTTCATCAGCAATTATATCTAATGCAGAAGCAATAATAGTTTCAGTATCCATTGCTTCATAATCAGTGTATAATTGAATACGAAGTGTTTGATAATTCATCGTAGGATTATATGGCATATTAGCACCATAACGATGAAGTTTAGTAAATCTATCTATTAATGCGTTAGTTTTAACGTTACCAAATGCTTGTATTCTGTCAACGTCTACAACTTTTAATTGATCACCACCAATATTTCTCACGATCACATCCGTACTAAACAAACGTGCTAAACGAGTAAATAAACCAGGAGTATTATTATTTAATTCTGCCATATTATGATTATATTAATAAATATTTATTGTTTATAATACCCATGAGAAATCCTCAAACCCACCACGAGTATCATTAACCAAATATGGATTTGGGTTACCATTTGGTAATATTGATGGTTGATAAGTATTACTTATTGTATTTGTTACTCTAACAATACCATCAACTGCTGCTCTAGATAAATTTAAACCTTGTTCGTAAAATTTCATTGCTGTATCTCTTGTAAATAAACCAATTCCTAAAGACATTACTAAATCATCATTATAACCATTTTGAGCTTGTGCTTTACCATTTTGCCAAATAAATACTCTTAATTCTTCTAATAATCGTTTTGAATGAAATGTAAACTGTCTTTCTCGAATATACGATTCCATTTTAGAGATAACAAGCGGTCTTGTCTTTATTGATGTAGTAAAACCAGGAACTTTTTGATCAGATTCCATTTTAGTCATCCATTTATCTATGTTTAATTCACCATATGAGCGAGGTGAGTAATATAAATTTTGATATCCTTTTTCAAGAATAGTATTAATAACATCCCAACCTACGTTAGCATTTTCAACTACAAGTAATGCATTATTATATTCAGTTGCTACTGATACTAGCATATTTCCATATGTTCTAGTATCAATTTGTGATTTATACTCAGCCACTTGTTCACAAGAAGTAGCATCAATAACATGGAATGCAGAATAATCAGCTCCATCACCTCGTGCTACGTCAGCACATACAACATATTGTTTAGTATAATCAGGATATTGCCATATCCAAAAATCATTACCCATAAAACGACGTTCTATAGGATCTTGAATATATGTTTCTTCATAGAAAGATAATATATCTGGTTCTACTACTGAATTTCCTGAGCCTAAAAAGTCACAGTTATATTCTTGAGCAAATTCACGAGGTGACATATTTGAACGTTCTCGTTGTTCCCAAGCTTCATCTCTATCAGGATGTAGATCCCAAGGTAATTTGATTGCTTTAAAATCATTTCTGCCTACTTCAGCTTCAGTATACATTTTATGAAACCAATTACCTACACCGTTTGGTGATGATAATGCTATAATACCACCACCTGTAGCAATAGTTGGTTTAATACTTGTGTATATTTTATCAATACCTTCAATGAATGCAGCCTCATCTACTATTAGTAATGATACTGCGTATGATCGACCAGCATCGGATGCTGCTGATGTTGCTACAATTTGTGATCCATTTGCTAGTTTTAATGATAGTTTATTATCTGATATTGGTTTTTGATTACCTCGTAACCATGATGGTAAGTTGTTATACATGAACTGTACTTTTTCAACCATACCTTTTGCAGTTTCTTGTTTAGTAGCAATACATAATACTGTTTTATCTTTATTGAATAACATTTTATGTAATGAAATACCTGCTGATAAAGTAGATATACCAAGTTGTCTAGATTTATTTATAATACTAAATCTATTATTATTAATTTCTTTTAATACAGTTTCCTGAAATGGATATAGATGGAATAAAACTCTTCCTTTTATTGGATGTGATATATAGGCATACTTACGAAAAAAATAAATAGGATCTTTAGCGCATTTAATATATTCTTGTTTTATTATCTCCTTTATATTGGTTTGTTGGTCTGCCATATATATAAATATATAAAGAAAGCCCAATCTTATATAGATTGAGCAATCCAACTGTATCTCCGGGAGAAGAGAATATTTTTATTTATTTTTTAATACCTGCGTAATATTGTAATTTATTTATAGTCCATTCATCTAATTCTTCAGGTTCCGGTACATCAGCTTTACCAATAATATCTTCTTCATCTTCAACATATCCTGGTTCGCGTTTTTGTAAGTATTTAGATGATGCTATTAAATCTGCTAAACGTTTTTCTAATTTAGCTTTTAAATCTATTAAACGTTGTACTTCAGTTGTTGGTTTACCTGATAGATCATCACCTCCTCTACTTAATTTTTTACTTTTAGATATGTCACTTTTAATAGCTGATATACGATTTTTTAAATCACCTGCTAACATAAATGCTTGATAATCTTCATCAGATATAGTAGAAACTAATTTATTTGCTTTTTGTACGTCTTTTGGTTCAGGTTCAATTTCTGAATCGAGTTCATCACTATCAGGTGTTAGTTGGTTATTTGAAATCTTTTTACCTACAAAAAAGTCTTCAGCACCGGCTGGAGTATTATCATCCATCTCATCATCAGCCATCTTTTGAAATTGTTGTTTTTTACCTGCTGTTGATACTAATATTCCTGCTTTAATTAAATCTCTCCAATATTCTGCTATTCGTGGTTGAGGTAGATTAAATTTTCTTTTAGCTGTAGTTGTAGTATCAGATTCACCGTTTGCTTTTACGTCATCAATAATTCCTTTATACCATAACATTGTTTTATCAGATTGTTTAGGCAAAGCTTTTAACATAGACTCATCATAATCATCAGCTACTTTAAAAAGTAAAGGTGTACGAGCCATTTCTCCTAAATTGCTTTTAGACAATTCAGCTGCTTTTTTATCTAAAGCTGCTTTTTGTAATTTTATAGCATTTAACTCAGCTGTTTTAGCAGCGTTGTCTGCAGCCATATCTTCTTCTAATACTTCTAAAATAGCTTCATGAATAAGATTACGTAGATTTGATTTTTTCATTTATTTTGTTTTATTATAGTGTTTACAATATGTAATAAAATCTTCCATAATTTCTTTATGTTCATCATTGTCTAATGAATGTTTAAAATTATTTATATGTTTAGAATAAGATTTAACATCGTTTTCATTTAATGAGTTTAAAGACTCATTTAAATTGTTAAAAACCTCAGTGATTTGATTATCATCAAAATCATCATAGTTTGCTGAATCGTCTTTATATTGGTTTATTAGTTTTGAAATTAATTTCATTTTAATAAATTTAATAATTTTATCATACCTTCTTTAATAGTTTTACCTAATTTTTTAATATACCAAGATAATTGTTGACCTATTCTTAAACCTTTTAATGGTGCAGACCAATGAGCTAATTCAGGTGTTATATATTTTCGATACTTATCGCCTGCTAATATAATAAATTTATCATTATCTAAATCATATTTATCAGCTAATATTTTTAACACTTGAACTGCCCATTCTCTTACTTCGTCTTGAGGCATATTCAATAATGTCTTATTATATGGCTTAAGAACTTTGTTTAATGGTACAACGTAATGTTTAGCTGATAATATTACTATATCATCAGGGTGTAATGATTCAGCGTATCGAAGAGAACTTTTAAATAAAGGTGAATTATATAATTCTCTAGCAGGTGCAGCATGAGGTAATTTTGTAGCTACACATGCTAGAAGAACTATTCTTTTAGGTTTACTCACTTTTATTTTGATGATTTCTTAAGAAAAGCTTTTTCTTCAGGTGTAAAATTCAAATCACCTTTTCTAAATTTATCAGCAATAATTTGTTCGATTGTTTTAGGAGCACCACTTCCTGCAGGACGACCTCTTAAACTATCTGGATTCTTTTCTGCTTTTGGTTTTAATGGAGTAACATATCCTGTTTCTTCAATAATACCTTCGTTTTTAAGAGTTCTTACTAATTGGTTAACATTAGCTGTATCTTTAGCATTTGGATTAGCGTTTAAAGCTAAATCTTTTAATGTAACAGTTTCGCTATTGTGTGCTTCTAAATAGTCTTTAATACGTTTAAATCCGATACCTAATTTAATATTTCTAGGTAAAGCTTCCCATTTTTCTTCCCAACCATTTGCTAATTTTAAGCCATTAGCAATTCGGGGCATTTCGTTTAGATCTATATTATTTAGAGCTTCTCTAATTAATTGTTTTAATTGTCCTACAGTCATTGTTTTAGTTTTTTTATTAAATGTGGTTTATAATAAATATTATGAAACTACAATTCCATTAATAATATCTTTATCTACCATACTATTTATATGAATTTTTAAACAATCAAATAATATTTGTTTATATTCAGGATTAATTTTAAATACTTTTATTAAAAATTTTTCTAAAGCATACTCAATATAAATATGTTTATATGATTTAAGAGATTTTATAACGAATTCAAAATTTTTATTATTATTTATTTTTCTAAAATTATCAAATTTCCATAATAAAAATAAAATATAAGGTTTAGATGACTCAAATTCACTATTAGCTACAATTTCTTTAGCCAGTTCCCAATTATCACTATCTGTACTTTTTAACATATTACAAATACTTTCAAATAATTCATCACCAATTACAATAGATTGATTAATACTATTATTAAGATTTTCATCAAATATTATTTTATAATTATATTTACTTGATTCGTTAATTAATTTAATAAAGAAATCATAAGTACTAGCGGCTTTATTATTACCTCTATCATTACTTATAAAATTTCCTGTAAATGATGGAAATTCTTTTATTTTATTATAAAAAGTTATGTCAATATCTTTAACATGTTCAATAATATCATCTTTAACAATATAAGTACTATTAACTTCTATTAAATTGTTAGAATTATGATTACTAGTTTTTTGATATGGTGATAAAAATTTACCAGGTACTAAATAATATGTTGAAAAATTTTTAAAAAATAAATCTTGTATTAAAGCATGATTTACTAAAACATAATCAGCTTTATCTAATTTTCTAACTTTAGTAATATTAAGTTTATTATCATCATTATGTGATTTTAATTTATATGCTGGTAATAATGCTAATTGAGTAGAATAAACTGTTTTATTTGGTTTTATTTCATCATTGTTTTTATTTTGTTCATATAATTGATCGTATTTAGTTTTAATATTATTATCAATTATATTAAGTTTACTAATTTTAGTATCATAATATGTTGGACTTGGATCTATAATACTTTTACCACTAAAAGTACTATAACTTGTTAAATGCCTAATATTTCTATATTGTTCCATAACTTATTTTGTTAAAAATTGTAATAAAGTTTTGTTTAACATTAATGATTTAAATGCGGATTGATTACCATTATATATTGATTTTACAATATTATATTTTAAATCCATTGTAAATATTTCTTCATTTAATAAAAATGCTAATCTATCAATAAATGATTTTTCAATTTTATTATCTTTAGAATAAAATAAACTATAATTAATAATACGAGTAGATATAATAGAAGCTAAATCTGCTCTATATTTCGTATCTTTACCTATAACACCTTTTAAAGTGTTTAAAATATAATCTTCACTTTCATGTTGCATTATAGTTTCAGGTGAAATAATTTTATCTAATTTATTATTAATGAATATAGTAAATAATGTTGTAAATTCTGGTCCAACGCTACCTTCTCCAATCATTTGAATTAATGATAAACTATTTTCAAATGATTCTAATGAAGATATTGAATTAAAAAATGTTGTAATACTTCGTGAATTAATAGTATCTGAAACTAATTCTGGATGTTTTAATAAAAAGTTAATACATCTATTATCTATTTTATTATTTTCAGCCCACACACTCCAACAATTAATATCAAATTTTAAATTAACAGATATAAATCGTGTTTTTTGTGCATTATCTATACTACTAACTAAATACTCACCATTATCAGGATTTGATGTTAAAATAATATGCCAATCTTTAGGTAATGTCCAACTAATATATTGTTGCCTATCGATTAGCTCCATAACAGCTTGTATAAACCTTATATCAGCTCTATTCCAATCATCTAATAATAATATACCACCTGATGTTTTACCACTAATCCATTCTGGTGGGCAGTAACTCATTCGATTTAAACCAGTAAATTTATAACCTAATCTGGTGTATTCATCAACTGCGTGTTCATCAATCCATAAACATTTTGTATTATCATCTTTGCATACTTCAAACTGACGAATTGGAAAACCAACTAAATCACCTAATTCTTCAATTTGTGCTAAATTTAATTTAACAAAATTTAAATCTAATTCATCTACTAATTGTAATATAGATGATGTTTTACCAATACCTGATTCACCTACTACTTCTACTGCTACTGGTGGTTTGTTATTGCTTTGTAAGTAACGATTGTTATTAATAATGTGTTTTAAAAATGATTTTGTTTCATCAATGTTTAGCGAAACCTGTTTTACTTTTGACATAATGTTGTTTTAAATGTTTTTTAATTATTTAATTGATGTAAATATAATAAATTTATTTTGACCATTATTTTTCTAACATTTTAATACAATTTTCCCAACCATTTGTTTTTAAATTATCTAATGATTCTCCATCTTTAGTAATAACCATTAACATAGGTTTAAACATATTAGATGTTTTTTCTCCTACAAATCCATCAGTTAATATAATTAAACTATTATATATTGGTTTTTGATTAAAATAATCAATAATTGGATTCATATCTGTTCCACCTCTACCTGTAATAAATTCAGGTGGTTTTCCTTTGTATTCCCACACCTTACTAACATTAGCATCACATTCAGCAATAGTTATTTTAATACCTGTTTTATGCATATGATATATTTCACTAAAGAATTCTAATAAATTCTCTGTTGATACTGAACCTGATGTATCTATACCTACTAAAACTGATTTTTTAGTTTTAATTTTTAATGCTGGATTTTCTATGAAGCGTTTATTTAATTTTCTACGAGTTTTTTTAGTGTATACTTTGTTACTAGAACCACTAAATTTTCTAAAATATGTTCTCCAATCGTATGATGGTTCTTTTATTTCAAATAAACTATCAATATATTCTTTTAATTCACTTGGTACTAAGCCTCTATTTTTAGATTGTTCTACAATTTCTTTTATTTGATGATCTACTTGTGCTTTAATTAGTTTTTTATCTGCTTCAGATAATTCATCAAATTCTCTCCATGTAATATGTCCATCTTCTTCAGATAATAAATCTCTTAATATTTTAACAGATTCATTATCATTTGAATTATTAGAAGATTCATTACTATTATTATTTGCTGTAGAACTATTAATAGATTTACTAGGATCTGAACTTAATATATTACTTTGTTTAGCTTGTGCTAATAATAATTCATAATATTTTTTAGTGCCAGCTTTTAATGGTAAATTAAAATCAGGAAATGTTGATGGTAATAATATATCTGATGATGGATAATATGCTGAATTTATATATTGATTTATTTCAATATCTGCAGCGATATTATGCAATTTGTGATTTGAATAATTTGGAGCTTCTAAAATATGATTAAAACATATATGTAATAATTCATGTTTTATTAAACCAATTTTCTTATTATCTGAATCTAATGAGTTCCAAAATTTCTCATTAATCATCAATTGATAATTGATATTATGTTTACAAACACCTGCTGTTGGTGTTGCTGTTCCTACTACTTTATTTAAAGTAGATGAAAAGATACCATAAAATGGTTCTTTAATAATTAATTGTTTGGTTATACGACTAACGTCTTCTAATACATGCATAAATTTATTTTTTATTTTAAATATAATAAATTTATTTTGACAACTCTTCAAGTATTAANTTTATGCGTTCTTCAGTACTACCAGAAACTGTTATCAAACGTTGAGGTTTNTATTCTTTAAGTATTTCTGTAATAGTGAAATCAATTTTAGTTCTATATTCAGCATTAGTTTCACGTACTCCATTATTTTCAATTTCTACACCTTCAGGACTAACATATATTATTAAATCATAATGTTTGTTTAAACACATAGCTGCTTCAACAAATGATCGTTTATCCCAATCATTGATTGATTTAGCACTTAATGTAAAGGCAGATACATCCCAAACTGTTCTATCAGTAATTAAATTATCATGCATTAATTCGTGTGAACGTTCAGCTAAAAACATATATTGTCCTAATATTGTTGAATCAGTATTTAATGGTATTCCTAAATCTCTTAAATATTTACTACGTTCAGTAGAAATAAAATAATCTTTAAATTCTGATAATTCTGCTAATGCCTTTACTAATGTGGTTTTACCACATGATATTGTTCCTGTTAATCCTATTTTCATATTAATCCTAACTGTTTAGCTCTTTGATAGGCTACTTTTTTTCCATTTTTGGGGTTAAAAAATGTTCTATATTTTAATGGTATTTTAGAATTTACTTTTTCTTGTTCTTCAGCTATTTCAAACTCAGGTTTATAATTAGCAGGATAAAAAAATTCTACTTCTATAGGACCATTTTCAAATTTATCTAAATTATATTTCCAGACGGCTGATGTACCGTCTGGAGATGTAATTATTCTTTCAAATTTACGAGGTGGTGCCTCTGTTGATATTGCTGGTCTACCTCGTTTCATTATACTCTAGTCCCGTCTTTTTTATGAAATGGTACTCCATTAACATCACGTTTTCTATCTTCCCAATCTTCTTTAGTGTATTGAAAACCAAAAATATGATATTCTGCTAGTCGACGATTACCTTGTGGTATTAATGCGGGGCCATCCCAATTATGTAATATGTTTCTTCCATCAATATTAATATAATTAACGATGGTCTTGTCTGGTGTTCTAATTTGTTTTGTTTGCGCCATTTTTATTGTTTGTTATTAAATTAATTAAATCTTCAAATGTATTTATATTTTCAACTTCTTCATCTTTTATTTCAATGTTATATTTAGATTCAATAAGTTGTAATATTTCAATTTTATATATTAAATTTTCTTCCATACTTGTATTGTTTCTTTATTTAAATATAATATATTTATTTTGACAATTTTAATAAAGCTTCTGCAACATAAATTCCATGAGAACCACTTATTGTAATCCCTCTTGCTGATAAAGCATCACCTACAAAATGTACATTAGAATAATCTATTAATGATAAATCATCATATTTTACTAAAACTTCATCATTTAGATATTTAACTTCTGGAATATAGATACCCCAATCATCACCAAATTCAAATACTTTATTCATATCATCTATAAAATCAATAATATAATTTGCGTATTTATCTAAAATAAATTTAAACCGTTCTAAATTATTTAATTTATAAACTTTAATAGGTGTACCTTCAGACGTTAATGATGGTTGACGATTTCCTGGTGAGTAGAATATACCTCCTTTATCATCTATTTGAAGATATTTAACAACATTTCGGCACCATTTAAATGGATCACCTTCGATATCTTTAATTTCCATTATAATACCAAAATTAGTCATGTCGTTTTTAAATTCATCACCTTTTTTAGCATGACCATTATATGTTATATCTCCGTATGTTTCTTCCACAGCAACATAAGCTGCGTTGTTATTAGTACAAAAGCTACGTAAAGATACATTTTCGAATTTTTTATAAAGTTTGAAATCATATGATATGTCTATTAATTTTTGAAAATATTTTTGTGGTGCTTCAAATCTNACTCCTATTTGTATTGGTTTTGGTTCTGTAGGTAGTTTATATTTTTTAGCTAATGATTGAGCAAAATCAATACCTGATTTACCTACACCAAAAATAAGTTCATCATAATATAAGGTATGACCATCCATTTTATATCCTATAGTAATACGATTATACTCAAATTCAATATTAGTTACTTCACTTTCCCAATAAAATTTAATACCTTTATCTAATAGATATTGATACCAGTTTTTACCTATTTCGTGAAGATAATCAGTACCAATGTGGTAAACAGGAAATAATCTAAGACCAAAATATGGTTTAATGAAATCGGGTTCAGCTTCAGGATCTGATTTCATAATAGCTTCTGGTTTAGGATGAAAACGAGTTACTATTTGTATAACTTGATTCATTAATTCATAAGCTTTTTCTTCACCACAATATTTAGATAAATGTCCTCCAATTGATGTATGGTATGTTAATTTACCATCACTCCATAGTCCACTACCTAATCCTCCAGACATTGTTTCTTCAGGTAATCTATTAAATACATCTTTACCTTTATCAATAACTGTTATTAATTCACCTGGATAGCCTTCGTCTACTAATTTGGTTACTAAACAAAATCCGGAGACTCCTCCTCCTACTACTACTATTTTTTCTTTATGTTTCATATTATTTATATTTCCATTTATATTTAAAAGCTGTTTTTTGTCTTCCTAATATACAATCTTTTATTTGAGAAGTTATATTACTTGTTTTACCTGTTTGTTCTTTTATCCATTCTGCTGCTTGACCTTTACTTTCCCATTCTTTGATAAGATTATCTTGTAAATCATACATTAAAACTTTTTTTGAAACAGCACGTCGAGATATTTTTATATTTTCAATATGTTTTTCTGTAAAAGGTTTAGCTATTCCTTTTTGAGATATAGACATTTTTTGTCTAACTTCTTCAGTATAATATTTAGAATGATTTCTTTCTTTTAATGTTTTACTAATCTTATCTCCTGTTCCTTCTTTATGAGGTTTTCTCATTTTTTGTTTAAAAATTTCACTATATTGTGTTGGACCACCACCTCCATTATTTTTATTTTCTAATTTGAATCCCCAACTTTTAAATAAACTAATATAATGTCGTTCCCAAAATTTCCATACTTCTTTTTCATCATCACATATATCTATAATTTCTAAAGATATATCATCTCCAAATGTAATATAATGTCTATGTTTTCTTCTTGTTACATCTCTTGCTTTACCTACATAAAATGGTATTCCATTTTTTTCTAAAATATAAATGCTAGTCATATTATCTATTTATAATAAATATATGAAATTTCCATCAGACCAACACCCAGTCAGGCATATTGTTTAATTTGTTCCAATTTAATTTTTTAATTTTGACTTTGTCTTTAATATAATATTCTTTATATGCTTCTATTGTATTTTCTTTTTTAAATTCATCCGGCATACATTGTGGTGGTTCTTTAAATCCATTATCAGGAATATTTGGTTTATTGGTTTTTAACCACTCTAACACATCTTGTGTTTTATGATGTTTACCATAACGTTTAGTAAATTCGTTACAAACTTCTAAACCATGATCTACAACCCATTCATAATGTTGTATTGACTCTCTTACCCATTTTGTTGATGGATGATTAACATGAGCACGTTTATAAGGTGCTGTACCTCCTGTTTCCCAATGAGCTGTTGATAGCATTTGNGCTGATTCNATTTGCATTTTACGTACATGGTCATCACAAAGTTCTTGTGCTGCTTTTATTGGGTCTNTGTTTATATAAAAAATATTCATGCTATAAAGATAATAAAATTATTTTGACATTTAAAATAAAAGTAGCCCACTTTTAAGGTGGGCCACTACTCCAAATATTATTAATGTCGACTAAGTAATGAATTTAGTCTGTATGTTTATTTTAATCCTGCTAATTCTTGCATACGTTCTATAGATGTATCTTCTTTATTGTAATCTTTTACAATATCATTATAATCGTCCATATTTAATACACAATTACATTCACTTAGTTTTATAATATTTTCTGTTATTACATGTAAATCTAAATCTGTTTTAGCATCTTCACGAGCAAACTCTAGTAAACGTATGAATAAAGGTATGTCTAATTTTATAGTTTCCATAATTATTTTACATCATATTCGTTAGTACCAATTTTTAAATGAATAATAGAATCACCAGATATCATTCTATATCCTCCTGTTTTAACATCATACACAGGAATTAAATTTTTCTCATTTGGATCATAGGGTAATTCACCTCCTTTAAGATAAGCTTTAACACCTAGACGAGCATTCATTACACGAGTTTCGCCTGTTGTTCTTTTTATAAAAGTTACAGTAAAAAACTTACCTTTAGTATCTCTAATTAGTTTTTTAGCTTCTTCTTGAGAAATAGGACCTGAAGGAATATCTGGTGTTGGGGCCTCTTCAGGTTGTTCAGTAGCAGGTTCAGAAATTTCATCTGCTTCGGTAATTATACCTGCTAGTTTTTGAAAACGTTTTGCTTCTTTAATTAGTACCATAATTTTTATTTTAAATATAATAAAAATATTTTGACAATCTTATTATATAATAATAAATATGTTATGGTTTGCTACTATTGTATAATTTTTCTGAGATAGTATGGTATTTACCACAATCTTTACATTGAGTTTGAATTCGAGGAGTACCTAAAGCAGTCATACGTTTTTTAGAAAATACCATATTTTCTGAACCACATTCAGGACATGAATATTTTTCTCCACCATTTAATACACCGTGGTGTGTTTTTGCTGGTAAGTATGTAGCTAATTCATTATATACTAGTTCTAAAATATTGACATCATTTTTACAATAATCTATCATATATTCTAAAGCCTCTCTATCTTTATACAAAACTATTTTTTTCCATAAATCATATTCAGTATGAGATTTTTGTCCTATACCTAAAAATTTAGCAATATAATCTAATCGATTACTATTAAATTTAAATTTAGAGCGAGCAAATTTTAATGTATCTAGAGTGGTATAAACAGGAAAAACAGGAATTCTATGATATAAACAACGAGTTCTAATCCAAGGTAGATCAAACCTATCTCCATTATGGCCTATTAATTCATCAGCTTCATTAGCTACTTTAATAAATTTTTCTAATAATAATTTATCGTTTTGTTCATTATCCCAATGTAAACTATATATTTTATCTTCACCAGCCCATTTATAACAAATACAAATAATTGCTCTTTCTTTAATGATATTTTCATGACCTATATTTAACTTATATCCAGAGGTCCAAAACATTCCAATATTAGGACTAGTTTCTATATCAAAAAACAGTCGTTTAATTTTACTCATAAAACTTTTTTAGTTAATAATGATTTTAAATATAGTTAAAATTTTTGACAATTCCAAATTTTTAATCTAATTCTTCAAAATTATCATTTTTATCTAAATAAAAAACATCAATAACTCCTGATTTATTTTTTAGATATAATTCAATATCATCACCATTAGGTTTTGTTTTAGTAACTGTTACTTTTTCACCTTTTTTGAATTTACCTATATCTCCAGATAAAGTAAATGTATTTCCTACTTTAATAGAAGTTGCTTTTACTTCTTTCAATAAATTTGTTAGTTTTATCATAATGTTAATTTTTAAGTTGTAACAGCACCACCAGGAACTTCAGCAGCTGCTGGTAATTCTTTTTCTGCATTGGCTAAATCAGCGGCTAATTCCTGTCCTTTAGCTGTTTCTTCAGGTGAAGGAGTTGATGGATTTGCTGGTTCTGTTGGTGATGGAGCTGGTGCTTCTGCTTCTTTAAGAGATGGACTTAAATCTAATAAATCAGCTATAGCTTGTGTTGCTCTTTCTTGATCACCTAAATCATTTAGGTAATATTTTTTACCTGATATTTTAACTGANTAAGTATTCTTTTTAAGATATATAATATTGAAATCGTAACCGTTAGCTAATTCAACTCTAAATGTAGTTGGTTTAGGAGCAACAAGAGTTACACCTGATATAAAACGACCAAAAGCAGGCGACATTAAATCTTCGATTGATTTTTTCAAACCAGGAAATTTGTATATTAAATACATAGATTTCTCGGCGTGTTTTTGTCTTTCTTCTTCTTCTTTAAGTTGTTTTTGAACAGCTACACTAATATATTTCTCTAATAAGAGTTTATTCATTTATTTTTTATATTATTAGTATTCATCATCCATATCATCTTCTGAATCTTCGTAAGTTTCAAAAAATTCATCTTTTAGTTGATTTTCGATTTCATTATGATTTTTAAAAACTTTTAACCATTTTTNAATAGCATTATTTTCATTATCATCAAAATCTTCTTTATTCCACTCAATANCAGAAACTAAATCAGCATCATCACTACCTTTTTTAAATTCAAATTTAGCTTTAAANANAGGTTCAACTTCTACATCAGCTTGTTCATCATAAACATATCCAGTAACTTCAACTTNATTAAAATGATATGGACTAGCACTGATTTCATCTAATTCACCATGTTCAGATTTCCATTCCATAACATGATCTTTAACACTATGAATATAATCATCAGCTAATGAAATATAACTAACAATCCATCCTGGTAATTCACGACCTGGCTCTATTACTTTATATAGTAATGAGGTATTCATGATTAAATCACGTAATTGGCCTTTAAGCATTGATGAATTGGTTTTTTGTCCATCGCCGCATTCATCACATTCTGCTAATTTTTCTGCTTTTTTAGTAGCAATAGCATACATCTTAGGTTTAGACATTTTAGGATTACTTTTCTTTAACGCCTTAACAATTTCTTCCTTCTTCTTTTTTTCAGCAGAAGTAAGATGCTTTTCAATAAGTAAGTTAGTTAATTTTATCATTTTACTTCAGCTTTTTCTCTTTCCCAAGGTTTTAAAACCCTTACTGTAATTTTTATATATTCATCATGTCCTGGAATTTTGACTGCTATTTTAGCGTTTCCTCTATTTTGTTGTTCTAATCTATTTATAGGATTAGCATCTTCAATTATTCCTTGTTGATCAAATTCTTCAATTGTTATTTTATTACCTATTCTATAATCAGTTTTAACAACATAAGTATAAATATTATCACTATTTACATCTTTAGCTTTAGCTGTTATTCTTGTTCTTTTAAGTCCTTTATCTCCTCTTTCTTTATCAGCTCCTGTAACTTCAGACATTTCAGCTTTTTGTTTAGCTGTTGGACCTTTACCAGCACCTACTAATTTTTTAGCAGCAATTGCACCTGCAATTTTATCAGCTGCTTTTTTAGATTTACCATCTTTTTCAAGTTTCTTTTTTAATGATTTAAAAGATTCTTCTAAATTTTCATCTTGAGGACCTTGTAATTCATCACCATCATTTTCAGAAGGTACTACTTCATCTTCTTCTAATCCAATCATTTCTTTGATTTTCTTAGTTTCGATTTTAAGTTTATCTTCTAATTCTTCAATTCTAGTATCAATTTTTTCTTCAATTTTAGCACTATGCTCACCATACTTATTTAATTCACCAGCAATTTTTGCTAAATCATGATATTCATGTTCTGTAGTAGCATAATGTTTAGCAACCTTAGCAGCTTTAGATAACTCTAATTCTTTTTTCATTTTCTTTAAAGCTAATAATTCTGCTTTGAGGTCTTTATATTTACCAGAATTTTTCTTAGAAGATTCTTCTTTTTCTTTTTTTTCTTCTTCTTCGTTTAACATGTTTAAACGTTCAGCTAGCGCTTCTTTTATTAATTGGCGGAATTGATCTAATTTCATTTTAATTAAATTTGAATATTATATGTATAAATATATAAAAATTATTTTGACTTACCATTTACGGCAAGACCAGTAATTAGCTTTTGTTCTAGGTCCTGGATTTTCATAATGATGTCTTTTACGATAAGCGTTACGATGTTTTGGATTGTTGCGTTTAATATTCATGCCGTGTGCTCCAAAATTTACTTTAATTATTCGTCCTGTTTTAGGATCTTTAACGTATACTTTAAATTTTTTAATATCACCTTGCATTGGTTTGCCTAAAGCTACTTTACGTCCATGATATTCTGCTTCAGAAAGAACATTAATATGTTCTCTAATATATTCTGCTAAACATTGAGGACAAAAATTTTCTGTTTCCATTATATTTTCATTTAAATGATGTACTTTTGCTTTTTTAGTATTTGGTACAAATTGTTTATTTGATGTTACTTTTTTATGTGATGTAGAAGCACGTTCAGCTTTAGTTAAACTATTTGCTTTGGCTCGAGGTAAACAACGAGTAGTTTTATGACCTTTTTTCATTGTTCCACAAGGACCAGTTATATTACCTTCAGTATCAATACGAACCCAATCTTCTTTTCCAAACCAATCATGAAGAGATTCCTTTAAATCATCTTCTTCCATTAATCCTTTACATACTTTAACAGCACGGCCTGAAAGATAAGCTGATGGTTTTTCACCTGCAGCTCTACGACGATTATAATATGCTTTACCTTTAGGGCATAGTTTTTCTGTTAATATTTTATCTAAAAGTTCTGATAGAAGTATCATTATTTTTTATTTTGAGGTACCCACCATATACATACATATTTAGTAGGACTAGTAGGTATTTCTCCATTACCATTCCATTTAATATAATATTGACCTTCACATAATTGTGTTTCTTTATTCCATTTAGCACAATTAGCGCACATAGCACCACCTTCAGGTACTTTTTTAGCAGGTTTGAATCCGTCTGGAAATTCTAGTCGTGGTTGTTCTGCTTTAGCTTCTAATAAGTCTGTTAGTTTTATCATTCGTATTGATCTAGTATGCTTTTATATGTTTGGATTTCATCTGATTTTAATTGTTTGTCAAGGCCATCATATCCATCTATTTGTCCATCTTTTAAAACAGCTAAAGCAACTACTTCCATTTCTTTATATTTTTTAGGAAATGCTTCTTTTAATTTTTCTATTACTTCAGGTGATTTAGCTCTACAATAATAAAAAGTAACATGATGTTTATAATAATAATCATTAAAATGATCAGGTGCTTTATATGTAGTACACCAAGCAGAATCCTTACTACCTTCACAATCTCTAAAAGCAAATACTGATAGTCCTAATTTGCGAGAAGCCTCATGAGTGTGGGGAGACATTATTACAATATTATTGTTGTTTACTATAACCTCATAATCTTTTTCTAAATCTTTTACTGAAATTCCTTCACCAGAATTATTAATATTTTCTACTTCTGATTTTAAATCTTTAAAGGATTTAAATTGATTAATATCTTTAATTTTGGTTTTTCCTTTGTTTAAAAATACATTAAANTCTTCAATTTTATTTCGTAAATCATCAAAATCAGGTTTTTCATTTATCCATACNTTAGATAACCAACCAACATATTTTTTAGTTGGAGATGGATCAATATCAATTAATTTTTCTAATTCTTCTTTAGATAATTTTCCTTGATCTACGTATTGTTTAGCTTGTTTTACATTTTCTATAATGTAAGTTTTATTTTCTTTTAATAATTTTGGTTTACTTAAGTTCATATCTATTTGGTTTAAAATTAAAAATATATTTCTTTTTTTACATATCCTCCTTTATCTTCTACCATTTTCCTAATTTCATCTTTAGTATATTTTTTAGATAAAGGAGTATTATTTAAATATAAATCTCCTTCTACTGTTAAATTATCAGGTAATGAGGTTATTGGAGTATCTTTTAAACTTAAATATCCTCCTACTTTTAGATTATCAGGTAATGATGTTATTTTAGTATTAGATAAATCTAAATATCCTCCTACTTTTAGATTATTAGGTAAAGAAGTTATTGGA